CATTTGCAACTGCAATGGACACAAGCGCAACTCTTGAAAGACTTGCAGAACGACCATTAACTCTTGGTACTGAAATTGGCGCACGAACCACTGCTGGTACAGCCGCTGGAGGTAGATTCTTAAGCGAAGGCATTACCAGAGCAGCAGGAACAATGGCTCCAGCAAATGCTTATTCAGGTGCTGGAAATGCTTTGTCTGGTTTTGCTGACAATCCTCTTGTAGCCCGTGGACTAGAGAACATATTTGGCAGTACGCCAAATCCACCAGCACAAGTTAGGAATATTTATACAGGTGAACTTGTAGATGCTAATTCAGCCACCCGCATGGATCCCTACACATTTAGACCTGTTCGTTAACCAGCATTCAGTAAGGAGAAAAAATAATGCCATCAGAAATCTTAGGATTGTTCACTACTCCTGAACAGTACCAACAAAACCAGTTAGCACAGGCTCGTAGTCGTGCGTTTCAAGAAGTGCAGTTAGACCCGTTTCAAAGAGCGTCTTTAGGTGCTAGGACTGCTGGCTATCAGTTTGGTCAAGCTGTTGGCGGTGCTTTGGGTGGTCAAGACCCTCAGTTGCAGAGGATTACGCAACGACAACAGTTGCTTGGCATGATTGACCCTAGCAACCCTGATTCCTATGCCCAAGCCATTCAAGCGGCATTGCAAACAGGAGATCAAGAAGCTGCATTCCTGTTGCGTAATGAAATGATGAAGGTGAGGCAGCAGGCGCAAGAACAAGAGATGCAAGGTTTCAAGAGAACTGATTACCTAACTCAGCGTGGTGTGGGTATGCGGGATCAAGGTCTTACCAATAGGGCTAATGAGTTGATTGGTCAACTCAAGAACTCTGATGGCACTATCAATGAGCAAGTTAAGGCTGAATTGCTTTCATTTCCTCAAGGTCGTACAGCTATATCTGAGCAAGCAAAAGTTCTTCCTGACTTGCGTAGACTTGGTGCGGCTGGTGCAGTTGAAGATGACCCATTCAAGATATTTGCTCAAGACGCAACCATCCCAACTAATGTTAGAACACTTGCAACTCAATATTCAAATAGCTTGACCAAGGGAATGATTGACCCTGAGAAGGTTGATGCCAAAGTCAAGGAATTGACTGACATGACTCAACGCATTCAGCAGTTTGACCAAAATCAGGCTCAGATTAAATCTAATCAGGCACTGATGGATAGCTATAAACAGCAAGGTCTTCAAACTTCTCAAGCATATCTTGCTATTGCACAATCTAATAATTCTCTTGCACAACAGAATGCTGCATTTAATCGACAAATGAAGTCAGATGAGGTTGTGAGAAAAGCAGAAGAAAAAGCTAATAAACCTCTTAGACCAGATTTGGCTAAAGATGAGGAAGCTGACTACACTAGGGCTAGTGAGGCAAGAAATCTTGCTGTTGAGGCGTATGACTATGTAAACAGCATCAAGGCTGGCAATATTAAGTTTGGATTGAAAGATCGTGCTTCTATTGCGGCTAGAAGTGCCTTAGGTTCAAATGACCCTGATGTAGTTGCTAGAAATGATTTTGAGAGATTTAAGACTCGTCTTGTCAATGAATCTTTGCGTCTGAATAAAGGCACTCAAACTGAGGGTGATGCAGCAAGATCAATCAAAGAATTGCAAGGTGCTGAATCTGAGGTTGATGCTGCTAAAGCAATTAATACACTGGCTGAACTTAATGCTAGAAAAGTCTCTGACGCACAAAAATCAATTGAAAGACGCAGAGTTAACGCTGGTTCTAGATTGCCTGAAGTTCCAATTGAGACATTGAGATTTGAGCCGCAAACATTTACGCAACAAGATGTTGACGCATTCTTGAAGAATCCAAAGTATCCATCAGGAAGTATTTTTGTTGACCCAAAAGGGACTAGAAGGGTGAAGCCATAATGACTGACTACACAAAATTACCTTTGGCTGAAGGTGAAGCTAGAACTTCAGTATTTCAAGAAAACACCCAATATTCACCACTTGCTGAGTCAGCAAGGTCGTTTGGTCAAGGCTTGACATTTGGCACTTTGGATGAACTTGAAGCCGCATTGCGTACAGGTTCTATTAGTGGTGCTGACTATGAGCGTCAACGAAATCAATTGCGTGAGCAACAAAAGCAGTTTGGTGAAGATATGCCATTGGTTAAGACTCCTTTGGAGTTAGCTGGTGGTGTTGCTTTACCTTTTGGTGCAGCCCGTCAAGTTGCAAAGTTAGCACCTGAAGCGCAAGCATTGGTAACAGGTACAACATTAATGGGTCAGGCTGGTCGTGGTACTGCTGTTGGTGCTGCTACTGGTGCTTTATCAGGGTATGGGTATTCTGAGAAAGATGCTGTTTCTGACACTGTTGTGGGTGGTATTTTTGGTGGTGTTTTGGGCGGTACTGTCCCTATCGTTATTGATAAGGCTGGCTCAGTAATAAGGAGTGTTCTTAATGCTTCAGGCATTGGTGACCAAGCTACAGCATCATCAAAGATGCTGGCTAACTATATGCAGAAGGACAATCTAACACCTCAAGAGGCACAGGTTGCATTGGATGAGTTACGCCGCATTGGTGTCCCTAATCCTGTTATTGCTGACTTAGGTAAGAACCTGAATGACCTTGCCTATAACGCATACATTGTTCAATCTAAAAACAAGGGTACTACAGAGAAGTTTCTAGAAGGAAGAATGATTGACCAACCAAATGATATTGTTCAGGGATTGGTTGACAAGGCTGGATTGGCTAAGAATGTTAATGGCTATGAGTATCTGACCGCATTGGTTGAGAATCAATCAAGCAAAGCAAATGCAGCATACCCAAATGCTTACACTTTAGACATTGATGCCAGACCATTTAGAGAGTACATTGACAGAAAAATATTTGTCAAAGCATATGGTGAAGCTGTTAAGAGTGCAGATACAAAAGGCATCAAGCTACCTGATTTGAGTGCTATCAAAAATGCTCAGTCAGTACCAACTGAAATCCTGCACAAAATTAAAATCGGTCTTGATCGTGTTATTGATACAGAAACTGATTCTGTAACAGGCAAGGTATCTGGTTATGGTCGTGATGTAATCAATGTAAAAAATGAATTCAATGACAAGATCAAATCATTGAATACTGACTACGCAAAGGCAAATGCTGAATTTGCTGATGCTTCACGCATAAAGAGTTCATTTGAGATGGGTCAGAAGTATCAACAACTTGATACAAAGGAAGCTGTTGCCAAGATTAAGGCTATGAACTCTGATGAAAAAGAAGCGTTCAGACTTGGTTTGATGGCAGACATTAACAAGCGTGTAGGTGACTTTAAAGGCGGTGACTTTACCCGTCAAATATTTAAGTCAGACAAGCAAAAGTTGCTTATTCGTAATGCTTTTACTGATACTGTTGATGCCAATGGCAAGGTAGTAAAGTCAGCGCAGGATGCCTATACAGAGTTCTCTCAATACATTAAGGGATTAAGCGAACAAAGCAAAACAGCAAAAGCATTGCTTGGTGGGTCTAAAACTGGTGAGCGTTTGGCTACTCAAGCTGAAGCAAGTGAATTAGGAAGCATCACGCAAAGCCTTACCAGCGGTGACTTAACTGGTACTGCATTGGGATTGTTGAAAACTGGATTAGCCAGATCAAGAGGCATTAGCGGTGAAACATCAGAAGCATTGCAAAAGCGTTTGTTTACAACAGACCCTATTGAGCAAAGAGCAGTGCTAAATGAGTTGAATCGTAGGGCAAGGAAGAAGCCAACAGGATTGCTATCTGGTGCGGCTGCTCTTGGAACTGCCACTGGCATCTTAGGAGACTGAAATTGACCCAATCTCTATTTGTCTTCTTGCGGCTGGCTTGGTCAAAAACATCCAAGCTGGTTGTGAACTCTATAAGCAAGCTAAAGAGTCTTTCGTTGAGATTAAGCGAACTGGTGAAGAAGTTATTGCAATTGGTAAAGAAGTACATGGATTCTGGAATCAGCTACTTGCATTCTTTGGTGCTAAACCAAAGCCTCAAGCTGCAAAGCCTGTTGGCAAGAGTAAGAAATCTGATTACGTTGCAGTTGATGAAACTCAAGTCAAAACAGAGATTGTAAAAAATTTGAGTGAGTTCTTTAAGCTGCAATCGATGCTTGAGGAACACATAAGGGAAGCTGAACTTAAAGCTAGAACAGTTGTATTCGATGAAGATGTGAACCTGATGGAAGAAGCCCTAAACAGGGTTCTTGCACAGCAGGAGATGGATAGGTTGGTAGTTCAGATCAGAGAGTGCATGGTCTATCAGTCTCCACCCGAAATGGGCGCTCTGTATAGTGAAGTTTTCAGCATGAAGGATGTAATTGAAGCAGAGCAAGCAAAAGCAAGGAAAATTCGGGATGCAGAACAATGGCAACGAAAGGAAAGAGAGCGCCTCCTAGCAGAAAAGCAAGCGTATCTTCTAGTGACTATCCTTTGCCTCCTATATATATGGCTTCTGATAGGGTTCATAAGCAAGATTGGGAGAGCGTAGTGGGATGGATTGCTGCTTGTTTGCTTGTAATAGTGTTGTTGCCTATTTTGGGTATGCTATACATAGATGTTTTGCAAGCCAAGCATGAAGCCAAACAACAGCAGGAAAAAGTGCAAAAGCTGATTAAACAACTTGAAAGGGAGAAGCAGGAATGAACATTTACTGTATTTGGGGTTTATCAGTTTTGTTGGTGTTGCTAGTGGGTTGTGATGACCGCTACCGCTATCCTTGCCAAGACCCAAACAATTGGGCTAATGCTGAATGCAAGCCCCCAATCTGTACCGCATCTGGCACTTGCCCAGATATGTTAGTTAAACCAGAGGAGAAGAAGTAATGGCAACCATTGGATATAAACCTAACAGCCGCCTAACTGCTGATGAGATTGAAGTCAGAGTATGGGCATTCGTTATCGTGGTCTTGGTGAGCATTTTGTTGGCTTCTATGGGGATGTTTCTGTACTCAGTTTCGTTTGTTACTCAACCAATGAACGGCAGTATGGCGGCAATTGACAAGGTGTATACACAGCAGATTAGCACCATCATGGTGTTTATTACGGGTGTACTTGGTGGTGTAGCTGGTAGGTCTGGAGTCAAGGCAATAGCAACTGCTACAGCCAAGGCAGAAGCCACTGATACTGATGAACCCCCAAAGCCATGAGCCTGTTTAATCCTTGGGTCTTGCTAGGCATCCTGATGGCTGTTTTGGGCGCTTTTAGCGGTGGTTATTACAAGGGTGGCGAGGATGAGAATGCTCGTCAACAGGCTGAAATAGCCTCTTTGAATGCCATTGCGAGGGAGAAAGAACAAGCCTTAGTTCAAGCTGTAAACAAGCAAACAACACAATTATTGAAGGTGGAAAACAATGCAAAGATTCAGATTGCGAAGCGTGATGCCGCTATCAGTGCTGGTACTCTCAAGTTGCGGATTCCTGTCCAAACCCCCGTCTGCCCCGTACACACCGCCTCAGATGCCCCCACTGAGTCCAGAGATAGCGTTCAAGCAACAGCCGAACTTGACAGAGAGACTGCTAAAAATCTTATCGCCATCACAGACGATGGAGACAAAGCCATCAGACAATTGAATGCTTGCATAGATGCGTATAACACTGTTTATCAAACCCTGAAAGGAACAAAATGAACTTATCTGCCAACTTTACCCTCAAAGAACTAACAAAATCTGACACAGCTACCCGTCTTGGTATCGACAATACTCCTGATGATGAGGCACTGGAGAACCTAAAGACTCTTTGCGAAAAGGTGCTTCAGCCTGTGCGTGAGCATTTTGGTATGTCTGTTACTGTTAACTCAGGTTATCGTAGCCCTGAGTCCAATGCGGCTGTTGGTGGGTCTAAGACCTCTGACCATTGCAAGGGTCAAGCTGCTGATATTGAGATAGTTGGCGTTGCCAATGCTGATTTGGCTCAGTGGATTATGGATAACTTGGACTATACACAGCTTATCCTTGAGTTCTACACACAGGGTATCCCTGATTCGGGTTGGGTTCATGTTTCCTATGACCCTAACAACCTCAAGAAGCAGGAAATGACTGCTGTCAAGGTGGCAGGGAAGACTCAGTATCTGAAAGGACTACAGGCTTAATTAGCCTCTTGCAGAAGTGTTTGGGGACAAGGTGTTCATAGATAATCACTTCCCCGCACTTCTCGCACAGCCATGCTTCTGATTGGTATATCGTGGTTCTCTTATCGCCTTTTTGACCAGTGCGTGAGCCGTAAAAGGTTTTTATTTTCTTAATCATTTCTTGTTGAACTCAGCGTAAGCATCGGCAAACTTTGCCTTTTCTTCTTGTTGGCAGATGTGTTTAAACTTTGCGAGTGCAAGCCACATTGCTGGTACTTTACGACAAGCCCAAGCATCGTTTGCTTTGTCTATGGCAAAGTCAGGCATGAGGAATCCAGCTTGCCTAGCAAGGATTACTAATTCAATGTCTGGTTTGTAGGACTCCATCTCTTTAGGAGTCATCATTGCGTCAGGTGTCATGTAGATGATTTAGCTTTTGAGTAAATAACAACTTGTTGCTTAGACTCAAGTCCTATCTTGGCTTGTGCTTGCCTACCCCAATTTTGTCCTGCTAATAGCCTCTTTAGTTCTTTGTCTCTTGTCCAGATGCTTGGAGTGCCATCATTCCAATTAAATGCGTTTTTAGTCATGGTTTCAATCCTTAATGGGCAATCTCTACCCTCTCTACAATCATGTGTACATGGTGGGCAAGTCATGCTTGTCCCCTTGCAAATCTACTGTCTTTTAGGAATGATCTCAGCCACTTGCCTTTGCCCAAAATGACCCACTCCTTGTATTCACTCTCGGTCAACTTAGCGGATACGCCTCGCCCGTTCTTGGTCATTTCTTTTCTTGGTCTTTGCGTGGATTCTTCTTTCATGTCTTCATATCCCTGATGTAAACAGTCAAACTGTCAATTGTGTCTTTACCAAACCCTTGCATCTTCTCAACCTCTAAAGCCACTTCCTCTATGACTTGATCTCTATAGGGGTTGGTTGATATGGTTGCTTGCACAGCCCGTTTACGCCACAAGCTACGCTTCTCCATCTCGTTAAATCCTTCATCTTCATCAGTCATGCTTTACCCTTTTCTTAATGTGACTTACAACAATGATTCGTTGAATCTTCTTGCACATATATCTGTTGTCAGGTGTTCTAGTCCACTCGCACACTGGACACTTCACTACTCGTCTACTTCCTTGTTTAGTAGGTACAACACAAACCCTGTGCAGACTAATATTCCCGAAGCGAACCCGAAAATTCCCATCACTAGTACCCAAAATACTGTTTCCCACATTGGTCTTCTCCCTTGGTTTGAAATCTAAGGAATCAAAGTACATCAAAGATGCAGCACAAGCTACAGCAATGACAAACTTGATGAGCGTATTCATTTGCTTTCAGCAGCCAGTAGGTCGAGTTCAAGGGACTTCATCTGGTCTTGAAGAATATTCATCTCTTGTTCCATCTGAGTAATCTTCTTCTCCAAACGCTTTCTGGTCATGCTCTCTGCATGGCTCCAACCAATTACAACTGCTTGATTAGCAACTTTGGTGATTAACTCTTTCATGTCAGACCTTGAAAGAATGCCACCAGCGTAGCAAGCTGGCACAAACTTCTGTGCGAGTTCTGCAATCTCTGTCTCTATGCTCATGCTGTTTCTCCTTGTGGTTGTGGGGTATGCCATGCAGACTGCAAGGCGGTGAAGTTCATAGGCTCAACTGTGACAGTGGACAGGAACAAGCCCTTACCATGCAGCTTGCGCCCCCAATCGTCTGTAGCCTTGGTATTGGTCAACTCCTTACGCTTAACAGCGTTGTAGACGCTTGTAGCCTTGTAGCCAGCCTCTACCAACTCATCCATAGTGCGATGCTCTTGGCAGAAGTCTTGAAGGTCGGTCATGCTTCCCTCGCTTTCAGCATTGCGTCTGCAATTTTGTAAGCATCTTCAGCAATTAGGTTTTTATTACCCTGATCAAAATCATCTCTGCCTTCTGAATTTCTATCTTCAGCATCAGGACAATCTGGATGGTAATAGTCACCCATCCAATATTGATAGCAGATTGGCATAGCCTTTGCCGCAAAGTAATCCCGCAATGTCATGCCAGCCTGTGCGTGATGAATAAATTCATCAGTTTCGCTATGTGGTCGAGAAAATGCCGCTTCTAAATTCTTTTTCATTTCAATGCTCCTTTACGCTTTTCTTTTGCATCAATTACCTTTTTCTGCCAATTTTTATCACCAGCGCAAGCAGAGTAAGCAGTGCTGTATACATCTTTTAATTCCTCTAAAGTTGATGCGGCATCAATAGCCGCCAAGTGGTCAATCATCATTCCTACATCAATGGTTTCGATGTTTCCTGAACCTGTTGTTGAGTCAAGTGCATCATGCTCAACAATCTCCATTGCTGTCACCCACAAATAACGTCTTTGGTAGGTTTCAACTGCACCTATGTTCTGCACTTCATGGCAACCCTTGAGAGCCGCAGAGCCAAATGGAGAGGTAATCACAATCTCGCCGCCGCTTTCGGTATCTACAATTCGAAGTTCAGCTTGTTCTTTAGTAAACGAGACTATGCCGACCAAACCAACGTCATCAAATATTTCCATGATTGGGTGTAGGAAGTCGCCAAGTTCAAAGTAGTTGTATCCAGCAAACTTGTTGTGTCCCGACTTTTTCAGAACCTTTGCCCGTAGCTTTGCTCGTGCTACCGCCAGCTTTACATACACCTCTAGGTTTGCTTTGTTTTGTTCGCTCATATTTACTCCTGTTTAAAATTTTGAAAAGTTTTTGAAATGTCTGTGTTCATTGAGTTCGTATAAACAAACTCGGATTTCTTGTCAATCGCTCTTTTTGTCGGATATACCTTTCTGTGAGTGGAAGATTGTTGATGCAATGGAGAATTGGGTATCAAAGTCAAAGTCGGCAAGTTTGAACCAATTTCCTGAACATGAGCAAATCGGTAAAGTCGCAACTTTATGTTTCGTGCAAAACTGGCAAAAATATTCATCTAGGTTCTCCTCAAGGATTGCGGCAATAGTGTGTTTAAGTTTCATCTTTATCTCCTCTGTATTCGTCTTTGAGCCATAGAGTTCTAAGCATACGTAGTTCCTCATCAGCGTCAATGGATGGTGTTTTGATGGTGTCGTAGAGAGCCAATTCAGCCCTGCGAGTCATCTTGTTCTCAATGCGTTCTTTGATGAAGTGTTGGGCATACTCCCAATCGTCTGATTTGATGGCTAGAGGGATAGCCACAGAGCCTTGAATGGCATCCATGATGTCATCATCATTGAGTTGCTGGTAGGATTCCCAAATAGCTTTGTTAGATGCCAACATCGCAAGACTCCTCAATCTGTTTTTCAATTTGTTTGCACTCCTTGGCAGAGAGTTCGTCTGTAATGTCAATGCGGTTGTTGCCTACCATAAGGTAAGCTGACCAATTGAATTTGTTGTAGAGTCCCTCAGCGGGAGAGTAGTCGGGGTCATATTCCCATTCGACCCAAGTCTTGATGTCAATCTCAAGATCGCAAAAGTCTATATCGAATTCCATGTTGAAGCCTTTCAAAGTGTTGGTAGAGAAGTCGTAGTGTGTCACACTTCTTAGTGTTGAACACTAGGATAAACCCTAATTGTGGTTTCTGTATAACACTACACAATCACGCCTCTATGCCAAGACCTAAAACTGAAATGACCAAAAGCGGCAAGACCATTGCCGTAAGAGCCACTTTAAGCGAGTGGAATGAGTTTAAACGACTGGGAGGAACTAAATGGTTGCGACAACTATTAGCCGACTCTATTGAGAAACAAAAGAAAACTTGATAGAATGATTTGAAACGTGGCTAGGGAATGCAACCCGAAAAGGCGATTCGTTACCGCCCTGCCAATGTTTCTTCTGTAACGGCAACCGACAACGTAAGGTTTTATATGCACTACTACCAGCATCACATTGGTGACTTCATCAAAGACACCTCATTTTTGACTAATGAAGAGGTTGGGATTTATCTCAAACTTTTGTGGCTCTATTACGACACCGAACAACCATTGCCAAACTCATTGTTTGAGTTATCAATGAAAGTCAATGCCCGTGACCAACAGGATTCGCTTAATGGCATCCTAAATATGTTTTTCACATTACGAAATGACCTTTGGCATCACAATAGATGCGATAAAGAAATTTCTCATTACCATCAACAACTTACAACTGCTTCCAAGGCTGGAAAAGCATCTGCCGCTAAACGAGCATTGAACAGAAATGCAACGGGCGTTGAACGGGCGTTGGATTCACGTTCAACAGACGTTCAACCAACCAATAACCAACAACCAATAACCATTAACCATAAACCAATAAAAGAAACAACAAGAGGCTCACGCCTTTCTGCTGATTTTGTTTTGCCAAAAGAATGGGCAGATTGGGCTAGACAGGAAAGACCCGATCTAGACTTGCGGAGTGTGGGTGAGCAATTTAAGGACTACTGGAGCGCAAAAGCGGGTTCAGGCTCTACAAAGCTGGACTGGCAAGCAACATGGCGCAACTGGGTAAGAAATCAAAAGATGGTGTTTAAACAGGCTGACATTGCTAGAACGACAGTCCCCGCAAGCTCACAGCGTGATCCTGCCCTTGCAAAACTTGATGAAGATGCTAAAAATGCCAAGCCAAACCCTGAAATACTAAAAATGATAAGAGAAGGTTTGCGAGGTAAAGTAGCATGACCCGCACAGAAGCCAATAAACTGCTGGATGAAGTAAAAGATGGAAAAGCGCACCCGCACAACCTTGTCATGCAGTCCCTCTTTGTATGCGGAGACCTTGAACCATTTGGTTTGGATGGCGAAACAACCAGCGGCAAAGAGTCACGCATGGCACAGGGCGAAAGAATTAGACAGCGACATATCTGGTTTGTGGGTGGGGATTAAAGATGACTTGGTTGAACACATGAAAGGCGTTAAAAATGAACCCGTTTGAAATTAAAGAGCCAACTTGCATCAGTTTTTCAGGTGGCAGAACATCAGCGTATATGCTTTACAGGGTGTTAGAAGCTCACCAAATGAGCCTACCAAACGACACTTTTGTCATTTTCTGCAATACAGGAAAGGAACATGAGTCAACTTTAAAGTTTGTCAACGAATGCCAAAAGCGGTGGAACATCCCAATTTATTGGCTTGAATTCACAAGAAATACTGATAAATTCGTTGAAGTCACTTACGAAACCGCATCTAGAGATGGAGAGCCTTTTGCAGAACTGATTAAACAAAAGTCATTTTTGCCCAACTCAGTTATGAGATTTTGCACAACAGAACTCAAAATTAACCCTATAAACCGATTTATGAAGTCCAAGGGGTTTGAGGAATTCCAAACATTGGCAGGGATTCGGGCAGATGAGCCTAGGCGGGTTGGAAAACTTAGGGAAACAGTCCATGCGCCTTTAGCATTGGCAGGAGTCACACAAACCGATGTCCAGCAGTTTTGGAAGTCAAACGATTTTGACTTAGAACTCAAGTTTGTTGACAAAATCACCCCATTGGGAAACTGTGACTTGTGCTTTATGAAGGGCGCACATCAGTTAATGTCCATCATCCAACATGAGCCAAACAGGGCTATTTGGTGGGCAAAACAAGAGGAAATTATCGGCGGCAGATTCTCAAAAGACCGCCCAACCTATGCGGCAATGAGTCAGTTTGGCAAAGATCAAATCGATATGTTTGACGCTACAGAGGAAACAATCGCTTGTTTCTGTGGAGACTAAATGCAAATAATTGAAGCCACAACGCAAGTCATTGCTGGAACAATTTTAATTTTCATTTCCAATTTGGTTTTTTTTCCATTGTTGGGAATAGAAGCGACCACTTCAGCCAATGCCATGATGGTAGGAATAAATACAGTTATTGCGTTTTTAAAATCTTATGGTGTAAGGGCTTTTTTCAAAAGAACAGAGACTAAATTATGATTTATATAGGTATAGACCCTGGAAGTGTTTCGGGCGCTTTAGGTGCAATTAAACATGATGGGAGTTATCTTGACAGCTTTAACATCGAGCATCAGGACAAACACATTCTCGCCTTGGTGTTTAAAAGCCGAATCTTAAGCATTGTTGACCCTAAAGAAGGCGCAGAAATTTGCATGGAGCAAGTGCATTCAATGCCAAATCAAGGGGTCAGTTCGACCTTTTCATTTGGTCGTGCTGTAGGCGTGATTAGTGCAGTCTGTGAATTAACCCGCTACCCTGTCCACATGGTTACACCCCAAAAGTGGAAAAAACACTTTGGCTTAACTGCTGACAAAAATGAGGCTTTAGACCTTGCCCGAAAATTATTTCCAGCGGCTAAGTTAAAACTCAAAAAGGACATAAACAGGGCTGAAGCCCTTTTAATTGCTGAATATTGGAGAATTCAAATAAATGGCACTACCTCGCAAAACCCCTAATCGGATTTATATGACGCTAACCGATAGCGAGAAGTTGATCCTAGACACAATGGGTAATGGTAGCGACCATGCTGGGATGAAGATCGCTATTGCATGGGCTGGACACTTCTATAACCTAGGCTTAGATCCCGATGCATCCCTAGATCATGTTGGACTATGCACCTATAACCTAGACAATAGCGATTAGACGGGTTTAAACGTGCCTAGGATCGATTATTTTGGATAACCTAGGGCTAGGTATAGACGGGCAAGAAAAAAGCCCCGAAGGGCTTAAAATTGGAAAGTGCTCACTAACTTAATAATCTAAGCTTTGAGCGCTTATTTTGAAGTGACATGAAGATCCTAATGAATGTTGATATTGTTTTATAGAATTGGTAATTGAACTAAGCATCGTAAAGTTAGCGTTTACTAACATAAGCTCACCTATTTGATGTTCAAATTTATCATCTTCAAAAAATACAATTTTGATATCGTTTAACATATTGAAACCTTTCGTAGAATGATTTTTAGCAGTAGTGCTATTGTGGCGTAGATCATGCGTTAACCTCTTCGGGATGTTCTATCATGCAATATTCCGATATCCCAGCGTCATATCCTTTTTTATACTCGTTATAGTATTGATCCATGAACGGGTTATGTTGAAAACCATCATATAGTGCATGATAAAAACCTAAGGCATATGCCGCTTTTTTGTTTAGTTCAATTTGAGTCATGGTTAACCCCACAATGTAATAATGAACATTAGACACATAAACCCCGTAAGGCTTACCCCTACAATAATTTGATCGATTTTTTCCATGATCATGCTCCCAAAGCTTTTAATTCGGCCTTCAATACTTTAGCCCGTTCACCCCTAAAGCTTGAAGCATTGGACAAAAAATATAGGACTACGGACTTAGCAGAATCCTCATAATACTTATCATTAATTGAATTTAATTCAAGCATAGCATCGAGATAAGGCTTTGCCGCATAGTTAACCTTTGCCCATTCTTTAGAGATATCCAAAGCAATAGCACGAATTGAGCGAGTTTCATTTGTCATATTTACACCTATTTGATTGATTGATTGAAATTCTAGGTTAGTCAAAACCTAGACCATAGACCCCTAAAAATAAGAGTCTACAGTCTAAAATTTACCCTTTTCGTTTAAACCATTGTTTAGCCTCTTCTTTGGTATCAAAACGTCCCGATATCGGTGTATCGTGCGAACCTCGCACAATAAACCATCCGTTTAGGATCTTATTAAAAATAATCTTAGGCATAATGCACCCCTTTGATTTGAACAAAACCATTATTCTCACGTTTAGCCTTACCCTTTGCATAGAGTGCTACTACCACACCCTTTGCTTCTATGTGTCTAACATCGGTGTTATCTCCATCGATAACGTCCCATTCTCTAAAGGTTTTGGGAATATCGTTTTGCTTTTGAAAAACCACAGCAACCCTAGAATTATTGGGATTAGTTAGCCCTTTGATCGATATCGGTTTAGGGGTAATGGCAGAGAATGAATAGGTTAAATCGTAATTCCCACACGTTTTCCCGTCTAGGTTTCTAGATGGGTGTTTTGTATAGTCATAAAATTGAACATCGGGGAATAATTGGAAAATTGTTTTCCCATCGATAACGGGTAGATTTTCGTAAGGGATATCCGATGTTCCATTAGGTCTAATCAAAGGGGTTAAACCTAGGTTTCTAGCCCTATTTTGTAGAGTCCAAGTATCGGCGCATAGTGACAATAGAAAAGCTAATTGATTATTATAGAAAAAATCAGTTTTTGATTGTCGGGCTAATTGGACACTATTAAAAGCGCCCCTCCCAGCGGATTTAAGACATCCCTCAAAACAACCCGCTTTTCGTGCTAATGGGCAAATAATGTGATCGGGTACGAGGTAGACAATACCCGTCAAAAAGCCTATCTTTTCCCCTTTGATTGTTTTGGCAGAGCTTTCCCCTAGGATTGTTTTGTAGGGTAAGCCTAGACCCTTTAGGATCGATTTATATGGATTTTTCATGTTAAGCCTATCAAAAAATGTTAATGAAGTCCTAGAAAACCTAGGTGCTAAGACACTCTACAGAATGCCCTAGACCCTAGAATTTACTTAGGTTGTTAATCTGTATTCATTATTCCCGTAATTAATGCATAGACTGTAGACTCTTATTTATAGGGGTCTATGGTCTAGGTTTTAATTAACCTAGAATTTCAATTAATCATTTAAAGGGTTTCAACATGGAAAAAATTGATCAAATTATTGTAGGGGTAAGCCTTACTGGGTTTATGTGCTTAATGTTCATTATTGCATTGTGGGGTTAATCATGGCTTATACACTCAAAAAATCAATCAATGGTTTAACGCATGAAGACATAAAACGCATATATGACCAAAACCCTAATATGACTCTACGGGAATTGTCCAATATTACTGGGTATGCAATCCCGTTTTTGAAAACCTTACTTTTAGGGGATAAATCATGAATCAAATTGAACTAAACAGAAAAGCGGCATATGCATTGGGTTTTTATCATGCTTTATATGATGGTTTTCAACATAACCCGTTTATGGATCAATATTATAACGAGTACAAAAAGGGATATGACGCTGGGATATCCGAATATTGCATGATAGAACATCCCGATGAGGTTAACGCATGATCTATGCGACCATAGCCCTATTGCTCAAAATCATTCTACGAAAGGCTTCAAAATGATAACAGTTGGAAAATACAATATTAGGATTGTCAAAAACGGGGATAAATACGGGTTAGACCATAAGCTTACCTATGATGAAGATAAACCTATGGTTGAATTTTATGATGCTAGATATCCTCATTCCGAATTCGGACAATTCATAACCCGTTATTACATTGGGACAATTCTAGGCTTAGACGGGTACTATGGTAGACCCGTAGACAATGGTCTATGCCTAGATGGAGGTAATCGTAATGAATGGAGCGTTTCATCATGTGAAATGCAAGTGGTAAAGGACTATATTAGCCAGTACATCTAAGTTAGTGACTACTTTTCAATTTTAAGCCCTTCGGGGCTTTTTTCTTGCCTGTCTATACATAGCCCTAGGTTATCCATAAAAATCGATTCTAGGCACGTTTAAACCCGTCTAATCGCTATTGTCTAGGTTATAGGTGCATAGTCCCACATGGTCTAGGGATGCATCGGGGTCTAAGCCTAGGTTATAGAAGTGTCCAGCCCATGCAATAGCTATTTTCATCCCAGCATGGTCGCTACCATTACCCATTGTGTCTAGGATCAACTTCTCGCTATCGGTTAGCGTCATGTAGATCCTATTGGGGGTTTTACGGGGTAGCGCCATGAACTTGATCTCTCCAATAACGAGCAATCAGCAATGCCTCTGCTCGATTAATGTCTTTTTTCAGCTTTAGCGATGCCTTGGGGAATAGTTTTCTTGCAAGGTCTAATGCCTCGTTTTTGTCTGCGGTAAGGTCAAAGTGTTTTTTCCACTTTTGAGGGCTTACCAAGTGAAAAGGGTAATTTGTCAATTCGCAAACTGCACTGATAACACCTACTGCTCTCGCAAAATTCCACGTACTT